ACACTGCTGACTCCAGGACGCACCTGCACAACCTGTGGCGGATTCTCGTATCTGTATTTGTTGCCTGAAGCTTTTGGCCCTAAGGCGCTTGGAGTACCTTCCCAGCCACCACGCGCAAAACCTCTGTCGCCAATGTCAAAAGTCTGAAAGGTGCCTTGGACTTCGTCATAATGATCCAGAAATTGCTCTGCGTCAGCGTCAAAGATATTTGCATATGTCAGCGACAGCTTCATATTCGTGCGATTGCTGCCGTACAGAATCCGCGTCTCAGCACCATTCTGCGCCTTAAACGTCTTGACTGGATAGTCTCCAGATTCAAACGTTCGTGCAGTAGGAACAAGATCGGGAAAAGGCATTAGAAGATTCGGAAACTATCAGACGTCACCAAAGATGCTAGCTCGCTCCTGTCTTCATTATCGCAGGGATGCTCTGATGCCACAATATCAACTGTGCCCTGTTCTGAGAAGGTCAGTTGCTCAACAACATAGACGTTTCTAGAAACGGTGTCGTTTTTAAGGCTAAATACAGAATCATGGAATTTTGACTCTTGCACGCGTCCATTACTGACGGTCATCGTCCCATCCTCAACATCCTCAGATCCAGCCTGGAAATATGAAACCTGATATTGCCCATCCGCTAAATCTTCTACGCTAGTAACAACTCCAGAGCTGCTAATCGTTCCATTGTTAGCTGGGCTATACGGGCTGGCTTCTGTCACAACTTTGATATAAGACCCTGCAGCAATACTCAAGCCTTCAAGTGTTGTTGAGAAGCTAATTGTGTGAGTAACAAGTTTTCTCAAAGCAATAAAGTATTTAGCAACCTTCACAGCATGATCCTCGGATGTGCAAAATTGCGTCAAATCAAATTGCTCTTGAGGCAATAAATCAACAGTTCTGTCGCCTGAGATTTCTCCTTTAAGAACAACCTCAACTGAACGCTCTTCAGGCAGCTTGTTAGGCTGTTCATGTCTGTATCGAACAACAGCTTTGAACTGACGGCGTTCCTCAGATCTTAAATACTCAACCTTGAAGGTATCCTCTAAAATGTTGCCTGATGTAAATAGCTGCTCAACCTGCACTGGCCCAAGGTTAATTGCACCGCTTTTAGGGTTGTAAGGGATAGCAGGCTTCAATGCAAACTTGCCGTCAGACACAATAAAATTACACAAAAAGTTTGGCGCTAGATCCGTGATAAATTGCCTTAAATTTGTTCTGTCCGTTATTGGACCATTAAAATACAGTTTTTCCTTTTTGATAAACCGCGTGGTTTCAATCATTTGATCTAAGTCAACCAGCGGGGCATCATTAGTTTTCATGCCAAGCAATCCACCCGCCCCAGCAACTTGGTCTGTCAGTAAATAATAAACTAGATCGGTAAACAAATTGCTAGGACCGATTTCTTTTGAATCACCATAACACTTTTCAAGTTCTGGATGTAATCGCTTGACTTGTGTACCCTTGGCAATCCAAAGTCGCAACTGATCCAGCTGCGTAAAATTTCTTGATGCTTTTAACGATAAGCCAGCTTGAGTCAGATTAGAAAAATTAGGGTCTCTATCTTCTTCCAGCTCATTTTCTAGGATTTCATTTACATACACAATTTCATGTTCTGGGGCGCTGCTGTTTGATTTTTCGACTAATTCTCTATAGACGCTAATGTCTGCGACTTGTGAATTGGTAGAGAAAAACACTCCTTTTTGCAGCTTGCCTGGCACGACTATTTCGTCAAGTTTTTCAATTCTATACACAATGCCGACTTTACCATATTTATTATGAAAAGGATTATTCGCTGGATTTCCTGGCGTAACCTCATGTGTAAACGTGTCTCCTATCTTCCAGTTGTCGCTGGTGTCTGATGAATCTTGAACAACTTCTATTGAAGGCGGGAAAGTCCATCCTTTGGCTTGACCAGAAAAACTATTTGCAAGAGATCTGACTTGAGATTGAAAGTTTACCCTAATTGACTTTTCTACCTCGCCCACCACTTTTGTAAACGTTCGTGATTGCTTAGCCGACAAAGTGTCTTCAGCAAGATTTTCGGCGCTGCCAAAAAGCTCGTAAAGATAACCTTGTGTTCGCCCACCAAGACCAATGTTTTCGCTAGCCTCTGTAATTCTTACGTCACGACCTGAGAAAGTCAGTGTTCCGCTTGGGTTGTTATTCTTAAATGGATTGTCATCTGGATATTCACTGGGATCGCCTCCGTAAACATTTGTTCCACCCAGTCCACGCTTAATCGTCACCACATCCCCTACAGCAAAACCACGCGAACTACCAGCCACGTCTGCCGTGCGTGGCACCCAAGCATATTTAGCATTATTCTGACTGCGTGCATAATGGTCTTTGCTTAATTTAATTTTTTCAAAAGTCCAATTAATAACAATCCATCTGTTGTTGTCAAAAAACTCACGTGTCGTGGTTTTAAAATACCTGGGATCATTTTCATCGGCCTCACCTGCTATCGCGTGCGAGAACGCTCCGTTTTTGCCAAAATTAGTTTCTAAATTACCAATGTTTCTAACACGTTCAATCGTTTGCACTCGCGTTCCATACTCTAGATCCGGCAACCTTTCTTCTACTCCAATGTCGCTTGGTTTTTTTGCTTCTACATAAGAAAGTAATTCTTTTTCTCCCCTGTAAAATTCGCTGTTAGTTACAATCGCTGATCTAGGAATTGTTTTGCCTTTATATTCAACAGTGACTTGTCCTAGGTCAGGGACGTTCGCTTGGTCAATACGCTTAACTGCAGCATCATTATCATCAAAGTTATTTGATATTTCGCTAAATATCGTTGCAGTATCATCGAGAAAACGAAACTCAGCGGCTGATACAGGCACAAAATTAAACTCCAGCTCTTGCTGGTCTGTGTTGCCTGGCAGCCTTATACGCAATGAATTGTATTGTGCAACGGGCTTGCTACCTCTAATCACAAACAAAGTTGGAAACGGCGCAAAATCAAAACCTTTTTTGTCTTCGTCTTGCCCAGCTTTCCTTAGGTAAAGCCTGAAGACAGAAGACCTAAGGATTGATCCCGTAAACACGCCATTGTTGATTCGCTGACCATCATTGCCTAGCTCTTTAAGTTCTGTAGGACCAGGGGTGCCACTAAAAGCGCAAATACCTTTTAAGTTCTGGAATACTGTGCTTTTTATGCCAATCTCAGTAATGGCAGCTGGTCGATTATTTCTGACACTAGCAACAGAGTATTTTGTAATCGGAAAAAATTCTTCTCCAACATTTAAAATGTCGTCAATATAATGTCTCCTGCTGTCACCAGGTTTAATCACCAGCTTTTCGTTTACAATTCCAATTTCTGGTGGACCAAAACATTTGCTTGTATCAATACATTCCAACGTAATCAGTTGATCTCTGTCGTCAACATTTGGGGTCTCATCAACATTTATTGTGTCGGGATCGTAGCGGGCAAATTTTCGTTTCGTTACTGTCCATACCGTTCCACCAATACTAAATACTTCTCCGAGTTGCATGGCTTTATCTGCCGCAAATTGCATGGCCCGGACAGAATCGTTAATGTCTTGAGTGCTTGGACCTCTGCCTCCATTTTGATATAATTTTTCTGGAATCGTCGTGTGTGAAATAAGAAATGTTGCCGTATCGCCTTTGGCTACTTTTACACGTTTTTTCAGCTGGTTACTATCTGTTTTAATTTCTTCTTCATCTGCCGCACCAGGATTTCTTGTGACCTTAAAAATACCCATTCTCGGGCTATAATTTCGGCCTTTGCCTTCTGCGAACTTCTCCTTGTCGTCCATTACTTCTTTTAAAAATTCGGCGGATCTATATTTTGTTTTATCAGGTAAATTGTCCCTGGCGTGGTTTTGATCGCCTATTACCTTGACCCTTTCTGCTATTTGAGTTTTAATCGTATCTTTATTAGCAAATTTATTTTTCTCGCCTTCTTTATGCTTGAATACTGTCATCGCTTGATAATTAAGGCGATATGATGTGCCGTTAGCTATTGGCTCATAAAGGCCAAATTCTGTTGCGTTTGCTGGCGAAAACGCGTGGCAAAAAGCCACATCAGCATCAGCTGCTCTTGTTGGACACAGGAATACCTCTTCGTTACCCCTAGGGCCATCAGGATCGCCTGTGCTAATTTTACCCTTTGTTCCATACTGGAAATCGCTACCAATAATGCGTTTATGCCTATCAGTGTTTCGTCTAAAATAAAAGGCAAACTGATTTTCAAAAATTTGATCTAAAGCGTTATTACCAAGAAAAATACCTTCTAAATCTGGCTCCACAATTCCGCTGGGTCCGTCTTCATTTATTAAGCCCTGTTCCCCAACCACAAACAACATCTTCGCTTGTTGATGCACCCCATGGCTAAACATACGAGACCACACCATTTTCGGTGTAACAAGCATCCCGCCAACCTTGTCAGAACTGTCGTACAGCCCAAATACAATCGGTATTGGTGAGGCATAATCAGCAATATCTGCCAGCGTTTCAAAGCCTCTTGATGGCGTGAACCGTGTTGGCCCAGTAAAACCTTCAATATCAACAACGCCGCCTTTTCGTGCCGCGCTAGGCATCTTAGGCTTAGGTGTCAGCAGGTAACTAACACCCGTCAGCACAAGGCTGATGGCAAGGTTAATTAAAACTGTTTCAGCTACACCAGTCGCCTGAACATTAGGAATATGCTCATATTCCGCTGGCCTCAAGCGTCCACGACGCCGTACCTCAGCAGCAAACTTCCGATACTCTTCCTCTGTTATCCCAATCGTTTGTATAAGCTGCTTTTCGTACGGAAGCAGTGGTACGTCGTAAACAGTCGGGCCGAAGACCACTGAATCTTTTCCGACATTCGATTGACGTACAAGATTCCCGTTTGCCATGTGACTGCAAATGCCCAGGACTGCTGCGGAAGTAGCAGAATGTCCCCATCATACTCTGACTTTTTTACGCGGTCACCCCAACGCATCAAGTCACGGCAGATTGCCCACTTGCTCGCCTCATACCAGGACTGCTTAAACGGTGGCGCGTCGATGTTCAGCCGCTCCAGTACCTCGTAGCACAGGTGGATGCAGTCGATATAACCATCACTACCATCGGCACCAAACCGATACGGCATCCCAATTAGATCACTGCAATCTGACATTGCTGCTGATTGGTAGATTGCCGACAATCTTGCGTGTCAGTGCTCTTCTTGGAATATCCGTTCCAACAGCGTCCAGCACTGAACTGAGTTCTAAATTCAAAGATACGTTATCCCACTGGCCGCCTGTAACCTGTCCAATGTAAGTATGCACAATATTGTGTGCTGCGTTTGGTCCGGTCTCAGGGTCTGAATCTTCAATGATCAGCACGTCCACTTCAATCAGATGACGCGTTTCAATCGCTGTTACTGCCCAGCTACGCGTCAAGTCATTATTGGGAAAGACCAAAGTAGCTTCTAGGCCATCGCCAGTGCGATTGACAGTAACACCTGAAAAGCCAAAAGGCACAAAGTTATATGTGTTTCCGCTATGCGTAATCTGTTTGCCGATAAAGAAATTCTGAAAGCGAAAGTTTGCTTGACCCCTTCGCTTAATTCTGATCGCATGACCGAAAGCGTACTGGCTCACATCCCGATCCTCTTACGAGTGCTGCTGCTCATCTGCAACCGCTTCAGTGTTTGCTGTTCACCTTGTTTAGCACCTTGGTTGGCAGCTTGCCTCATGCCGTCTTGGAATTGATCAGCGGTCACATAATCAACGCTATTGATCCGTTCCACTGTATAGCGGACGTCGATTGGTGCGGCAACAGCAGTGCCACCGCCATTATCCATTACGTTACCGCCACCACCACTCTCAGGAATAACTGATCCACCTCTAGCACCGCGTGAGTACCGCGACATGCTTTCACGCATCTTGCTTTCTGGGATAATGTATTCAGGTTCACCACCTTCGCCAACCAGTGCGCGAGTAGGGCCGGATACATAACCACCGCTTGCAAAACTAAATGTTCCTGCAATCGCTTGATCCGCCATGTTGCTTGTTGTAAAACCTCCACTCTGCAAAACCTCTCCAACCGCTGCTGAATTAGGATCACCTCCGCTAGTGCCCATCCCAGCAAACGCACGGGCAATGCCAATAGCGATGTAGGTGGCGATCATCTGTTGCGCTGATTGAAGAAGTGCGTTAGCAACACCCTTTAAGAAATTACTAAATACTTCTTCGGCGCTCTTCGTCCCAGCAATAAGCTCTGATACCCCTGTAGTCATTGCCGTTGCAAAAGCATCGCCAATACCAAGCACAGCATTCTCCATCGACTGTGCCTGCAGTTCGGCAAGCTCCATCTCTTGTGTCAACAGAGCAATTTCAGTGGCGCGTTCCGCTGTAACGCCTGGTTTCTGTAATTGCTGCTCAAATGCTTGGCCTGCTTGCCCGATGAAACCCGCACGAAGGCCCGCACCAGCCGTGGCCGTGCGCTGCTGAATATCACGTACTTCCTGAATAGCTTTTTCGCTTGCTAACTGCTCTTGCAGTAGTACAAGTGTTTGTTTAAGGTTTTCTAAAGCTTGAGCATCTTTAACACCTGTGCTTTCTTTTATAGCCTGCAGCTGTTGCTCTAGTTTAACCTGATCTTCTGTTCCATTCAAACGTGCATTGCTTAACTGTATTTCATTCTCAATGCTGCGTAAATTTTTATCTACAGCATCCTGTATGTCTTTTTCACGATCTAACTTTGCTTGCTCTAAATTATTTAACTTTTGTGCAGCCTGCTCTCGGGCAATGGCAATTTTCAGTTGCTTATCTTCAACAGAGAGATTTTCATTTTTAATTTTAGCTTCGTTTGCCCTACTTATTGTTATTTCTTTTTGCACTTGCAGTGTGTAAACAAGTTCGGAGTTGCCGTCTCGGCGGGCTTTAGCAATCTCTATGTTTTGGTCCGTAATAGATCTTGAAAGCTGTAGCTCAATACTTAGTGCCTGGGTTGCACGTGCTGCTCGCTCCGCTTCTTTTTGTACACGCTTTGCTTCTCTAGCAGCTCGCTCTTTTTTGCGCTCTTCTGCTTTTGCTTGGCGCTCTACTTCTTTTGTAACACTGCTCTCTAAATCAAGTATATTTCCAGTAAGTCCTTCTCTAATAACTTTTATCTTATTGATATATTCTGCTTTAGTTATTTCATCAGAGGCAAAAGCAACGCCTACTTTGTACTCCTCATTTGCTGCTTTTTGTCTTAAAATTGCTTCTTCTAAATAGGCATTATTTTCGTCGGTTAGATCCGTTCCTAGGCGTTTAACTCTATTCTGCAACTCAAGAATTGTTAATTCTTGGCGGCCTGTGCTTATACCCTGTAACTTTGCATCTGCAGCGGCTTTTTCAGCCTCCTCACGTTTACGCACCAAGGTTATAAGCTGCTCTTCAATAAGTAAAGCCTCGCCGGATATACCTTTTGTTCCAGCTGTAGCTACTCCTCGACGCTGCTCAAGCAGACGAGCAATTTCAGGATCCGAAGCTGCTAATTCTGGAGCGCGGCTAAGAAGACGCCCCCTTGATACTTCTTCAGTTATAGGCTTTATAACAGCTGTTAATATCGGCGCTAATGAAGCCGCAATATCACTAAAAGCTTTAGAAGCTTCACGACCCAGCTCATTAGAAGCCTCGCCTAATTCTCTAAGCGCGTTTACCCCATCTTCGCCAATAACTACTGCAAGCTGGTCTGCAACTAATTCAGCTGCTTGTGTTTGGCTTATTTGACCTTTTAAAGATTGCAGTAAAGTTTTGGTGCCAGTGCCTGCTAAACCTGCTGCGTCAGCAACCGCTGCTAAATCGCCTGATACAGGATCTAACGCCTTACCTAATTCAATGCTTTTGTTTGTAATTTGATCGAAAAAACTGCCTATCTGCGTACCAACCAACGAAAGTCCGAAGCCAAACTGGCCGCCAATTAAACCGCCGCCAAAACCGCCAGCAGCACCACCGGCAGCGGCTCCTAGTCCTTGGCCAAACAGTAACGGAAACGCACCACCGATAATTGCGCTTCCTACTCCTTCTCTAGTGCGGCGCTGCCTTTCTCTGCCCAAGCGAACTTTGCGTTCGCGGTTAAGTCGACGCTGATTTACAAGTTCTTGTTCTGTACTTTTACTTATCTGCTGACCTATGGCAGCGATTTGCTGCATAACATTCTTCTGCAAATTAAATTGCAGCACAGTAGATGCTGATGTATCCCGGATGCGCTGCTGTATTGCAAGATTCTCAGTTCGTTTTGCCGCAGCTACAGCAAGTGCTCTTTCTTGACTTAACGGATCCGCTGGTAATGCTTTTGTGCGGGTGCCTGTTATTCCTAAATTTAATTGGCGTTTTTCCTCTTGAGACTGTTTTTCCAAGAAGCGCACACCCCTGGCTCTTTCACCATTCAGTGCTTGCTCGATACGAAGCTGACTTTCGTTTGCTTTGACAGAATCATCAAGCAACTGAAGCCCACGTTCTCTAAAAGCAGGTAGTGCTAGCTGTTGAGCTGGCTGAGCTGCTCTAAACTTTGCTGCATCTCTAGTCCTATTTAAGACAGTTACAAGCTTTGCTTGAAGATCTAACTTAGTATTCTGATCTTTAATTGATTGCTCATCTAATTTTCTTAAAGCTTCTTTTAGCTCTAACTCTTCTCTTTGAGCTTGAAGCAACCTTTGTGTGCGCTGCTCAATAGGCGTGCTTTGCCCTCCTAATACAGAAGAAGCAGGTCCAGGACCAATAGGCCCTGCGTATTGTGCAACCTCTTTAATTCCGTTGGCTTGTAAGCGGGCGACACGCGCATTTTCTGTGCGTAAGTCAATTTCTTGCTTCAACAAATCGTTAGTTAATTGTTGAGCTTCGTTAAATTGACCTTGACTGGTTACAAGTGCTCTAATGTTTTCGCGGTAGTTGCCTATTGCATTCCCG